TGCTGACCCCGTTCTACGGAACGGCATAAGCAAACACGAGCAGCATACCTATGTGGGATGCGGCTCAACAATGGTGAAATCGAAAACATATTTGTTCTCGAGATCACTAAACTGACAAACATGCGGAAACAGGTCGTGAATCTGTTTGCATGGGGCAATGTGGAGTGCGTTAAGCAACCACACGTCTTTTGTCATGATCTCCTCATAGCCGGAAGGAGACAGCGGCTGAATCTCGTATCCGCGGGCAGTATTGAGTAATATCTCTTTACACCTACGACGGTATCGAGCTGCTGCCATTGGAACCGAAAATGGTTCTTTGGCATCACGATCAGCCTGCACCTCTAACAATATTTGTGGAGCGCCGGATACTATAGTATCCTCCTCCGATATTGGAAGTGCACGAAAGCCTGACGCACGCAAAGCGCGGTCCAGGGGCTCTCGGATCAGGTATCGAAGGCAAATTCCTTCCATACATAGCTCCGAGATAAAGTCCACTAACGGATAGGAACCGTCAATCGCCTCACATGCTAAACCAATTGGTTTATCATTAGAGAGCGATGCAAGACGGCCACTGTCGTCATGGCTTACCGGTATCGATTCGAGATAACCGCGCATGAGGTCCAATAGTGGACCAAGATGGTTTGCTTCTAAGGAAACTGTCCAACATGCGCGTGTTTTCGCTATCTCTATAGCGAATCGAACCGGATTACTGCGAAAACCACGTAGAAGTCGGTAGTGGCGCAAACAACGAATCGCTGTTCGCGCAAGACCCCCTGACATACCCAATGGGTGTGGCCAGCCGAGTCCTCCGAGTTCTGTAGGTATGTAGACAGGCATACCAGCCTTTAGGAGGGTGGATTTCCACTCTCGTAAACTGCTGTGAGCCATTGACAATAGCGAAGATTTACGCTCGTCACTGTCTACATTCGCAAGAGCACTACTTAAAGTGGACCCAATTTGGGCCCACAGGGATCGCTTATCGCGTCGATCGAATCCGGTCTGCGCAGAGGCGATGCCTCGTAAGTGCTCAATGTGCTCATGGGAGAGCTTCCCATCTCTTACGATTGCAAATTCTTCTGCAACCAAGAGATAACAGCCTTCTTGAAAGGGTTGCACAAAATGCTTCCCTTGCGAAAGGCGTCCATTACAGAAATCAATTAGGATTTCATATATAATGGATACAGCGTATGGGCATACTGCTCCGAGGTCGTCACCCACCAAGATATATGTATCTCGGATGGGAACACTCCGTAGAGTGGGTTGTAGCTTTCTAAATCGAAAACTATTTCCAGACACCTCTTCCAGTACGCTCAATCGCAGCTTCTCCCAATCCCGCTCTAGCTCACTCCTAGGAGTGAGAGAGAGCAAGTCCGTCCAACCCGACCGAAACTCATGGTTTAACCACACCGACCAGGCCATCTCAAAAACTGTTAAATTAAACATGTTTAAGAGAAACCAGGAAGGAGCGGTACCCATGAGATTCCCACAAGACGACTCGACCTCAAAACGATTAAGAGATCCATCCTCAGACCGTGTTTCATAGTCTGGGTAGATGAGCCGCTGGGGACCTGAAAGTGATTTCCAGGCACACCAGTTGGCGCATATCTTTTGGTCGTCCCGTAAACACGCTTCGATACCACTATTAGTGGCTTGTATCAAAGCATGCGGGAAACGGTCAGTCGCTGCTGTCAAATCCGAACTGAGCAACACCGCAGGTCCATACCATGGACCCCACTTCTTATTGAAGTAGGAGGCGTCTGGTAAACTCTCAAAGAATCTGGAAATTCCATTTTCTATCAGAGCCCAGCGCGTCGGAGTGTTTTTCAGTATCTGCGCGTAGAAAGTCTTTCGCACATTATGTGCTAGAGCTTGCAGCGCAGCCGGACCAGAAGTTACCACTCGAGCCTTAAAGCCTCCCCTATCGGGAATGCTTACCACATTGTGGCCAGGCAATTCGGGGGGAAAGTCCTCCTCGAATCCGAGAATCGCACCAGGGTAAACATCTTGTTTAACCCGTGGCTCGCCGTATGTATCAGCAAATGCTAACATACGACAGAGCTTAAAGAAGGTTTTTCGCAAACCAAGGACTTCCATTGGAAGACCTTCGTTTGGACGGGAGAATCTCTCCTGGCCTTCATCACTGCGATCGTAGAATGCTGTTGGGAGTAAATTCCACAGTTGTTCGCGTAGGTAACTCATAGCTCCGCCTTCCTTTCGAGTACGCTCGAAACAGGCAGAGTTAGACAGCGCAACTCTCGCCCCTTCAATTCCATGTGTTCTATTGCGGCAGACTAAGGTCGCCATCAATGTGAACGATCCTACTATGGTAGGTGGAACTGGAGGGTCATCCTGCATTAAGTCAAGATGAGTAGCGAGGGAGTCGGCCTGTATCTCCGCACCTGCAGGGGGTAACGCCCTTGACATCCGGCTTAATCGCAATAGCGATCGGCTAGATGATCCCTTAGATGCTATCGTGCCTCGGAAGAGGCGCGCAGCGATAAATTTACCGCTGGCATCAGAGAAGGGAAACCGTGTTAACGGTTTAGGTGTGGGATACAGTTGGCAGGGTGACGCGATATAGCGCGCCCAGGCCGCCATGCCTTTCAGACGTTCCGCCACAAAGCGTTCACCATTGTTCGCAAAGGCGTTCATGGTCCAATCTACTAGATTGATCCATGGACCCAGCGCAACGGCGTTCGCCAGTGTGTAAGGAAGTCCGAACTGGCAGGCTGGCCAAAGAGCTACAAGTGTTACGAGTATACCATTTATACTCTTCGCACAACGCTCGCCAATAGCTGTCGACGGGAATTCGGGAATTCGAGCGGCCTTTAGAAACGGATAAATTTCCGATTCTAACGGTCTCTCAGGACGGATGAAGACGCTTGCACCGGCTGCAAACGTCTCACGCGCCCTATGCGGTAAGGAGGGCCTCTGCCAATGAAAGCAGAGGAAGTCCCCTTTCCGTCTTAGGGCCTCGCCATTCACTGTGGGTACACAGAGTTCCAATTGGAATTCCATTACCCTTCTGAAAGGCCACTGACAAAGGTTTATGTAATTTTATTAAATTGCATAGGTCGCTAATTC